GAGGGTGAAATAATCCCGTTCAGCGGTGTCTTCCAGTCGGGGGCTGGTTGCATTATCCACGCCGGAGGCGGTGGTGGCTTCACGCACTGACTGACAGACTGCTTTGATGTGCAACCGACGACGACCAGCGGCAACATCAGCGCGCAGAGTTTCATTTTCAGCTTTCGCATTGGCTAATTCTCTCGAGTACTTTGCATCGAGCGCAGCAACATCACGCTGACGCTGCTGCATGTCAGCGATGGTGGCGATCGCCTGCTTCAGCTCACTGACTTTTTTATCACGCTGTTCTTTGTAGGCGATGGCGTTATCACGGTAATGATTGACCGCCCACGACAGGCAGACGATGATGCAGATAACCAGAGCATAAATAATCGCGGCGACTCTGCTCACTGCTCTATCCCCCAACAGGCTAATGCGCTTTCCTGGTCACGACGAATAACCTGTCCATAGCAGTTATTTGAACGTATGCGGCAATCGCGCCCACCATCTTTTATCCACCAGCGAATCGCCTCGCATGCGCCCTTACGATCACCGGCATTCAGCCGCTTATAAAACGTCGACGGGAAACACTTACCGGGGCCAATGTTATAGGGGCAAAATGACGCTATACCCGCTTTTTGTGGTTCGGTCAGTGGTACTTTAATATTGCGCTCCACCCATGCCAGCGCCTTATCACGTTCAATGGCGTTAACCTGGTCGCATTTTTCCTTCGACAGTTTCATGCCGGGAAAAACGGGTTTTCCATCCACCATCGTGGCACCCCGACAGATGGTCCAGATGCCGGAACCATCGCGGTATGCCGTTGTTTGGTTACCTTCTTTTTCATCCAGAAACTGGTCAAGTATCTGAGGAGCAGATGCTCCTGCTCCAATCAGCGCCAGAACTGCAGCTGACAGGCCGTATCTGATTTTTGCGTTCATGGATATTTATCAGGATTTATCGGTTTCTGAACCCTGGATATGTTTATCTGTCCCGGCCTGTTGAATCAGGCGGGGAAAAGGTAAAGACAATCAAGAGGATTATTTATGGACAATAACACCATTTCTCTACAGGAGTTGCTCGACTGCATTTCCAGGCTTCGGGATGATGTAAATGCCCTCACTGTTGCATTTTCATATCTGGCCTTCTCAATTCCCAGAGAACAAATGCAACCAACACTGGCATCGCTCCTGCTTGAATCACGCAACCCCAAATGGTCCCAGGAACAACAAAATTCTTTCAAGTGGCTGGCGGCATTACTGGAAGAAAAATATGCTGGTAAAATTACCATTTCGGTGGAGTCTTCAGAGAACCAGTAATTCTTCCCGGTAGCTTTCCTTTGTAGGTTATCCACACATTCTGCGCCTCTAAAATTACGGGGCGCTTTTCCGGCGACTGCTCACCCCCTTCACATAACCCGGCGGCAACATCCAGGAAGACCTGTCTGATGCTCCTTCTGGCTGCTGCCTCATAAAACTCCAGCGCGGCACCTTCAACACGGTCCAGCGAGATGTCCAGGTCAAAAATTTCACCGTCAACGCGTTTTTTGTCCCGTAACGCTAAAGTTACCGTAACTTTATTCTCAAAATTGCGGATCCCTTTCACAATCAGTTCATAGTTTTGAGTCATTGAATTACTCTCCCCGTGCAGCCTTACGCTTGTCTTCTCTGATTTTGAAGTACAGATTTGTCAGATAAGTCAGGAAGCCCAGAACCAGACTCCCCAGTACACCAATCGCAGCCCACTGTGACGGACTGACCTGATCAAGCCACTGTAAAAACCAGTAGCCAGCACTGCCTGCGGAGGTGCCGTAGGCAATGCCCGTTGAAATTTTGTCCATGGATTTCATAGCCTCACCTCCGCAAATAACGGATGGCGTAGTTTTACACTGAGAAATGAAAGGGATTTGAAAAGAAAAAACCGCAAAAGCGGGCGAAATTGGATCTACAGTCAGGAAAGCACTCTATCCAACAAACCACCCACAGTTAATCGGAATAAAAGCAGAGTGCTTATGAATGATCGCCTGCCCGAAGGTTAGTATTTCTGCACAGCAATTTTGCAAAAAAAAGCGATCATTCATAACTTAAACGTCTTTCAGTCACTCCGGGCTTTCCCATCATCGCAGACTGAAAGACTCTAACTGGAGCGGGCAGCGGGAATCGAACCCGCATCATCAGCTTGGAAGGCTGAGGTAATAGCCATTATACGATGCCCGCATATGGTGCCGACTACCGGAATCGAACTGGTGACCTACTGATTACAAGTCAGTTGCTCTACCTACTGAGCTAAGTCGGCATTGGTTCCTCAGGTGTGGATGAGATGCCCGGATACATAATGTACCCCTCCCTCGGAACCAAAGAAATCATACTGATAAATAAACAGAGTTCAATGTCTGCTTATTCATCTGTTGAAAAAACACTCAGAATTACAGAGCGATATTCACACTCACCACGATTCTGACATACCACCCGGTTTTCGAAGCGTGAGGGACACGCAAGCAGTACATGTCCGGTATTTCAGCATCCCCATCAGTTAACATTTAAAGCACATAACAATGTATACGAGCATCCTAATTGATGCTTCTTTTATGGAACGTAGGTATTGCCTTAAGGGTAAACCGGCAAGTGCTGAGTTATTTGAGCAAAGTAAAGTGATGATCTTCACCCAACTACAGACCAAAAAGGGGCGTGAACGCCCCTGTATTTATATGACTTTAACGAAAACACTGACCAAATTTAATCAGCATCCACAACACTAATAATATCTGCGTCCAGAAACAAAAGACGCGCATAAATAAACCGTAGATTCTCAGTTAAACTTCACCTGGGCAAAGCCTGAGCCTGAACTGCAGGTATTAGATATGATTGTTACAGTCATCCCTGTCAGCTGAGCACTTTGTAACAATGGCTGCAAATTCCATCTGTTCGTCCAGTATTCTCTTCCTGACACCCTCACAGTAAAGGTATTATCCTCATTATACTTGGAAAACTCAATTTTTCCTACAGCACAATCCGCCGCCATGGAATTAGCAGAAAAGAGACCGAATAAAACTGCAATAATCATCTTCTTCATATTCACCCCCTGTTATTGGTTTGGTTCAGTAAGACCCTGAGGCTTGCGATTTAATAAAGCAGCGATTGTATTCGCTTCCCACAAAACATTATTTACTTTAATGGCCGCCCTGTCTCCAACAATCTGGCATTCTGTTTTCTGTTTTTGGCTCACGGAACGAACTGAATAACTTCCGGTTGAGTGGCAATTAAGGATGACCGCAACACTTCCGAGAATCGCAGAAAGACTATTAAAAGATATCCTACCGATTCTTACCCCTTCCTCTCCTCTGTACTCTGGAAGAACATTACTTATTCTTCCCCAGTTCAGGGTAAGGTCAACATCCTGAGCCGTCATTGTATAAAGCGGAGATGCCTCAGACAGCGCCGGTCGGAATCCCCGCTGTATTTGTCTGAATCGCAGAGCTTCTGCTATCACTGTGACAAAACGCAGCATAGCTCTGGATGATGCGCGGGTCATGGAACGTCCTCTGAACTCCATTAAATCCAGATATGAACCAACCAGTGAATGACGCCCAATCTGCATCCCTGTACGTTCCAGATCTGCGATTCGCTGTAATGATGAATAACTGCTGTCCGTCGTCATGGAAACAGTTATCACATCAGGCACTGAAATATGTGAGAAATCGGAGAATCTGTAAAAGGTATTCGTTTCAGTATTAATAAAGCCTGCAACATATAAGTTATTCCGTTCCATTATTAAACGGAGGTGGTTAAATCTCTCGCTATATGGCTCAAGGCCTCTAACATTCAATGATATATAGTTTCCACCTGGAACATGATTAATTACTGAAACAGAAATACCACCCTGAGATATATTTCCAAGCGGAGTGGATATTGCCGACCTTATACTATTCAATGAATCAACATAGCTCTTTTGCGAAGAGAAATCCACAGTAAACTCATCTGCATAAGATACTGAAGACAAGCAAACACAAAAAAACAACACCAGCTTTAATAATATATGTCGCATATATTAACACTCCATCAGTCTGAACCGGCAGCGCCAGGAATAATACCTCGCAAGAAGTCCGGAATGTTTTTAGCAGAAATTTATTACAAACAAATCCCCTCACAGGAAATGACTGCACAATGTATTACTTCCCTGTTTATCAGGAACAGAAAGCAGATAATGATGCACTATAGCTTCCTGAAAATAGTATCAATTATTTAAGATTACGGGTATATGGTTTATATTTTTATAGAATAGAGAAGCTCTCACATATAAAGAACACCATAAACTTTACTTCAGCCACAGCCTAGTCAAGAGGAGCGCCCATTGACTATGCCCCCCATGGTACCACGACCGGCTTACGGGCATAAAAAACCCGCCCGGCGGCGGGTTTAAGCTGTGTGGCGAAGTAACCACTCTTAACATAATAATGTACTTTTTGCGGACCGCACTAGTTTTTTCTGCTTTTTACCAGTCATCCATTTCAAGCCTGGTACCAAGCATCGAAAGACACCCGTCAATAAATCCTTCAGCCAGCTGTATTTCTGTACGAATCAATTTCTCATCCTTTTTACGAGCTTTGGCGAGCTTTCTTTTAGAGATACCGTATAGGTAATGGGCAACAAGAAGCGAATGTTCGTCTGGCCTTTTTTGCTTCAGACGAGCAAGACAACCTTCAATAATTAATGCATCACTATCTGAACAAGCCTGACGTGTTTTGCTTGTATAGGGAAGAAGCCCTTTAAACCCAGCAGCTATAGGCGAATAGTCTACCCCAGAGCTATAACTTGCAGCCCATGCCCCCCACCGCTCAAGAACCATCTGAATATCACGCATCAGCGCAGCACCTCCTGCACCATTTTTTCAAACTTTCCAACTTTGGTTTCCAGCTCTGCCACACAATCAACGAGCTCATCCACCGCTTTTTGTGCGCGATGTTTCGCCTGCATCAGTTCCCTGAGCGCTGGCACCATATCCCGACGAATGGCATCTTTTGTTACACCTGTTTTTTCCAGTTGTTCCGCCTGTCGCAACATTTCCTGCGCCTGTTTGCGTAATTGTTCAGGGGTAAAAGTCATTGTCTGGTTGTTCAAAAGAAACGCTCCATCTTACTGCTGTCAGTTCGTTTGTTGCTGTATCTGCGCGGCTGGGGCTGCTGCATTGGGGTGGAAAGAATCTGTGCGCTTTCCTGATCCACAGGCAGAAAATGTCCGTTATAAAAACGCCGGTAAATCGTCCCCAGAGAACCGTTACGTTGTTTCGTGATATTGATTTCTGCTATGCCCCTGGCCTGCGTATCCGGGTTGTACACTTCATCCCTGTAAAGCATCAGAATGATGTCTGCATCTGCCTCTATTTCTCCGGAATTTTTCAGGTCTGAGTTCATGGGGCGTTTATTGGGTCTGGACTCCACACCACGGGAGAGCTGGCTCAGCGCAATTAAGGGAAAACCACCGGATTTTGCCAGGCCTTTAAGCCCCTTTGAGATTTCACCCACGGCAAGGTCATGACGCCCCGTGGTTCGGGTTTTTATCAGCCCGAGATAATCAACCACCACCAGCGCCGTTTCCGGATATTTAATCAGGTGGTGTTTCGTTGTTGCGCATATCTCGTCAATGGTCAGGTTCGCCTGGTCCACCATCCAGATATTGCGCCCGGTCATCCGCCCCACCCCTTGTGAGAAACGCGCCCAGTCTTCGTCTTCAAAGTGAGCGACAGATTTCAGACGTGATACCGGCATTCCTCCAGCCGCAGATACCATGCGCTCACCAATCTGGATGTTCGCCATTTCCATTGTGAACAGAAGAACACCATGCCCCTGCTCAGTCACCTTGTCGATGATATCCAGCGCCAGTTCAGTTTTGCCCATTGACGGACGAGCCGCAATAAATACCAGGTCGCCGGGCTCCATGCCGCCTGTTTTTGCGTCCAGTTCATCAATACCGGTCATCAGTGCCCTGGATTTCTCCAGCCCCTGATTCCGGCATTCAACACGCTCAACCACTTCCGGAAGCACATCATCAATATGTACCGGCTGAATAGCGCCCTTTTCCATCGACAATGAGGCCATCATGTTTTGAGCATCCTTCAGAGCATCTTCAGCTGCTTCACAGGTATGCGCATCACGTAATTTCTGCAGCGCCTCATTCAGTGTTTTTTCTGCATCACGCAAGGCGGCATTGCGCCGCAGCGCTGCAACATAGTGCTCCAGTGACGACTTCACCCAGGTTTTGCGCCCGGTATCAGTAATCACCGGGGCAAGTTCCGGCATCTCATTGCACAGCAGCACAGGATCAATCACACCTGAAACACGGGCCTGTCTGCAGATGCCTGTGTAGATATCCCGATACGCTCGTACAGAAAAAACGTCCGCCGGTAGTGTGGCCAGAATATCCATCACTTCATGATCTGCCCCTCGCAGAAAAAACGCGCCAATGACAGCGCCTTCCAGGTCATCGTTACGCCAGACAGGAGAAGTCATGCTGCCATACCTCTGATACGAGAACGATAGCTGGGCCAGTTAAACGACAACCAGTTGCGTCCCCCGTCTGTGATCCTGTCGGCAATGCGGGGGCTGATGAATGCCCACAACTCTTCCGGTGAAAGGTTGCTGATCAGGATGGTGGGCAGGATGCTTTCGTACCGGGCATTGATAATTTCCTGCAAAATAGCCATTTCAGCCGCGCTGCCAAACTGAACGCCGACTTCGTCGATGATCAGCAAATCCATTGACGCATAATGCTCAATAACTTCATCCGCTGTTTTTTCGCTGTCATTTCGCCAGCAGTTTTTCACAGCACGGGTAAGGCGCATCACATCAGTAATCTCCACACTAGCCAGATGGTTACGGATGATGTGTTTTGCCATAGCCACAGCCAGATGATTTTTTCCGGTACCACAACTGCCTGTCAGAACAAGACTGGTACCGTTAGCCAGAACATCCTCCCAGCTCTCAGCATAGCGGCGGCAGGCAGCAAGATTTCTGGCTGCATCAGAGTTAATCTCCTGATAGTTTTCAAACTCACAGTCGCGAAACCTACAGGCAACACCAGCATTCTCAATCAGCACATCAGCTTTCATTGCAACCAGAGTCCGATGTGTCACATCCATTTCATCCACCAGACACTCCGGACAGCGGGAAATTTTTGAGACAGCGCCCCCCTGCCGATCATCCCACACCAGTATATGCGTACGATATTTACCGTGTTTTTCGCAGCATCCAACCCCTTCAGATTCCCGACAGGCACGGTAAGGCCATGGCTTTTCGCCATTCTGAGCAAATGCAATCTCTGCCCGTAACTCATCCATTCGCGCCTGTAGTCTTGTTTGTTTCTCACGTTGGTCAATCGTCATCATCGCTGTCACCTCAGAATGTCAGTTTGTCACTGGATTTACCGAATTTGTCAGACATGGCTCCCAGGCCAGACAGGACATCGACCTGTCGCTGTCGCCCACCTCCGTGAGCGGCTGGCTGTTGCCAGGTATCATCAAAATGACGATCGGGGCCAAAGAACGTCGCTGCCTGCTTCACGAACTGTGTGCCGGTATTTCCTGTAGCACGTACCCAGGCGGCATACCGCTTCACGCCATCAAGCATGCTCTCCGGTTTTATTCCCTCCCTGATACGTGCTTTCCAGGCTTTGAAGGCTGCTGACTTGGAATTGCCACCAGCACGTTTGGGATATTCCTGCCATGCCTGTTCAAATTCCGGTGAATATTCCAGTCGGGCAGAACGCGCTGGTGCAGACGCGTCAGCGGATGCGCCAATAGTTGATTCATTGACTGGTTCTTTGACTGGTTCAAAAGAGTGACTGGTTCTGGGTGAATCTCCTGCACTACCTCCTGGTGCAACTCTTACACCACCTGGTGAATTTGCTGCACTAGGTAGTGAATTATTTGCACTACCACCTGGTGAATCTTTTGCACCATCAAGACGAAGAAGATAAATATTGCTCGAGTTCCCTTTTTCACCTTTCCGGGAAACTTTTTTTACCAGTCCGGATTCACAAAGAGCCGTAATATGATTCATCACAGAACGTTTGCTAATCTCGCACTGATCAGCAATATGCTGATAGCTGGGCCAGCACTCGCCCTGATCGCTGGCATTATCAGCCAGCTTAATCAGAACCAGTTTTCGCAACGGATTTCCCACGCGAATTTTCATCGCTTTCACCATCAACTCCATGCTCATAACACACCTCCCAGACGCTTAAACATTTTCCCGGACTGAAAAGCCACCAGCGGATAACTCAGGGTATGAGTACGCCCCTGAATCTGGCAGACAACCTTCTGGCTTTCTGTATTGACCAAGCAAACCCGCAGAACGTGGCCGTTGCTGGTGGTGAACCACTGCCCCACACGGGGGCAACGGTTGTATCGGTGATACAGGGAATTAACGACGCGGCGAATCATGGGCGCACCTCCCATTGATTACGGTGGAAAGCGGTGTGACTGAGGCTGATTTCTGCCTCATGGAATGCTTCAATGCAGCTCTCGTAGTACCGCATTGTGCGCAGACTTAACCCAAGCTGAAGCATCATCAGGACATCAAGGGTGATGTAATAACCACGCAGGGAGTCACCATAGATGTGATAAGTACCCGGTATGAAATTGCGGGTAAAAAATTCGCGCGAGCAGTTCAGATACTCGATTTTGTCGACGATGTTCTGGTGCATGCGCTTGAAATGGCAGGCAACATGCAGGGAGAAAATAACGGCCTTGCCGTTGACGACTTCGATTTTCAGGTATGGGGAAGTTGGGACTGTAGCCATGATGGCAGCCTCCGATAACAGTGAATTACCTTCACCACCGGAAACGCCAATTTCGCTGGTGGTGAACTGAACGGGGTTGGCGTAACCGGCGTTATCGGAAACCGGCGCACCTTTCGGTGCCCCCGTCCAGCCCACCATAATTTGGGTGTGCGCAGACGCAGACGATAAAAAAGACGCTGGCGCGTCATATATCGCCGATAACATTTCCAGGACGCCAATCCCGGCACCCGCTTTATAAGGTGCTTGGACAGTGTACCGTCCCGAAATTGCAGAATCAATATTTAGGCTTGAAACATTCATATGCTTACTGGTATTTTTGTTAACGTTCTTGGATTCTTGGGCCTGCTTTATGCAGTTGCCTGTATCAACGTTGAGCGAGCCGGGTCACTACCCGGCTTTTTTTCACCGCTGCCAGCCAATAACCTGAAATAACCCCATTTTCGGGTGATACCAGCGAGTCCCTCGCGGTTCTGCTTCCTCCATAACCCGATAAAAAGCAGCCATAAACGGTTCCACGGCAACAATTGCGCGACGTGATAACAATCCGTCCGGCGTCATAAACTCGTGGGTATCTGTAGGAATTTGATAAGCGTTCACCAGATTGCGGCATTTATCATCTGACAAACCGGTTTTTGCTTTCAGTTGGCGATATCCGGCATAGCCCTCACGAATAGTGCCCTTTTTGATTTGCTCGACTGTTTCAGCAACGTGGCTGACTTTTTCTTCCACCTGAGTGATCCGTTTCTGCTGGCGAACAGCTTCAAGAGCCATTGCAGCAACCATTTCGATTTCGCTCATTGGCTTACGGATCTGTTCTTCCAGTTCGCGCCAGCGATCTACCAGGCGGGCTGTGAATTCGGGGCAAAGCTGAGCGACAACAATGATGCTGTCGCGTTTGCCTCGTTCACCTTCGAAAAGATAATGCTTACTTTTTTGAGTTAAACCTAACCCATTGATATTTTCAGAAATCCCCATTGGGGGAAGCTGAATAATCCTTCTTTCAGCAAGGCGCTCAATGGATTGTTTAACTTTGTCATGGCGGCTGCCCACCAGCTCTGCGATTTCAACACTGGTCATGGATGCTTTGCCGTTAAAAATTGCGGTGTTCACTGCCATCTCCTTACGGATAAATTCTTTTAAAATTCCGCACATTCGTACTTGTTGGTGCCGAACCTTCCTTTAGTTATCCTTTTGATCCCTATAAACAAAAGAACCAAAGGAGGTTCGACATGTCACAAAAAAACGATATTCCTGTTTTTCCTATTACAGCCTGGCAGGCTGGACCATTGCCCGGTTATGGTGCGCTAGCATTAAAATTCCAGTACCTGGCTTCCCCTATGCAACCACTGGATTCAGCACAAGAAACTCAGTTCTTCGCGCTTACTCCCGAAATGGCTGAGACTTTGATCTCCGATCTGCGCCGACATATTGAGACGCTGAAAAAATCCGGTATTCACAGCCCACAAGAAAACAGGCATTAATCGAAAACACGGTTGCCACATAATTTCTTGAAAAGCGTCGCGCACTGGCGCTTTTCATTTCTCTACGATCAACAAGCATGCACTTCACTTCACCTCCCCCGTGCGCGCTAGACTTGGATTTGAAATTTTGCGTAACGAATCAGGAATTCCATCTTCAGGGTGAGGATAAAGATCTGGCCTTAAGCCATGTGGCGTGACTTTCCATGCAACTACTTCACATACGCGTAAAACAAAACGAGCAGGAATTGTGTTTTTTGAAAACCACTGATTCACCGCTTGCGGCGTCACACCAAGATTTCGCGCTATGGCATTTTGCGCAATTAATGTACGAAGTTTGTCGTAATCATTTCCTTTCATAACAAAGCACCAACATTAACTTTATGAATCAAGAATACATCAAGTTTAAATTAACATGCAAGTTGCAAAAGGATCGAATACACTAAAATCAAGTAAAGATTTATCCTTGTAAAGAAACCCACAGGATTTGGTCATGAAGAACGTCAAAAACACGGAAAATCGAATAGCCGCGATGCTGAAAGCAAAAGGATGGACTCAGGCTCAACTTGCCCGCAAGTTAGGCGTGAGTGCGCAATCAGTGCAGTACTGGACAACAGGAAAAACATTTCCACGGAGTGATAAGCTCGCGCATTTATCAGAGATTAGCGGTTATCCACAATCCTGGTTCTTAGGTGAAGACTCCTCACCAACCTTTTCCTCGCAAGAGAAACACCAGACAAGAACAGATAGCGTCGTGTTTAATGTCCTTGATGTTGAGTTTAGTTGCGGTGATGGAACTCATGTCCGTGGTGACTTGATAGATGTAGTGCGCTCAATAGAACTTGATCCTGAATATGCCCGACGTCTTGTTGGAAATCGGGCATTCAAAAATATAGAAATAGGTAACGCCAGAGGAGACAGTATGGCTCCCACAATCTCACCTGGCGACCTGCTTTTTCTCGATAAGACAGTAACTTATTTTGATGGTGATGGCATTTATGCATTTTGTTTTGATGGAGAATGCTACGTGAAAAGACTTCAAAAAATTGGAAGTAAAATCATGGTGTTATCTGATAACCCCAATTATCAACCATGGAGCATCGAAAAAGAGGGGTTAGCTCTGCTTTATATCCAGTCTAAAGTGATCTCATCAGTACCATTCAATATAAACAGATTTGGTTAGTCTTTGATTTTAACGGGCTTTGCCCGTTTTTTTTTGCCTAAAACACACTGTATCAATTTTTTCTTGACAGCCTATTTCTCAAAGCATAATATCGCACAATCAATTATAACTTGATTGAATTCAATTTAAAATTGTTGGCGGATATATGAAGACACTAAACGCAACTCCAGAAACAACTAATTTTATCAACTGCGGCTGTGTTTCGCTTAAGGGCTTAGAACTTGATTCCTTTGCATTAAATATTGCAAATTTGCTAAGTGCTGTACGCACATTCCATCTTCTGGATTGTGCTCGCTCAAAGGAACTGGGCATTGAGGTAATGGAATTTATCCATGAATATGCTCTATCTGCGGCTTCTCCTGCACAACAAAAACAATCCTTCCCTGAAAGCTGGCTGGTTAACCTTCGCACCCAACGCGAAGCCTGCGGCTTAACAACAGCCGAACTCGCCAGGCTGCTCGATCTCGATGAAGAAATTATCATTCAGTGGGAGAGCGGAGAGTATGAACCAACTATCAGTATGCTTATCCCGCTGGCAAATGTTCTTGGTTGCGACCCGATGTGGCTGTTAACCGGTAAACCAACAACTGGGGATACTTGCGCATGAAAAAGTTCGAAAACATAACTGTTCTCCATGTCGATGACTTTGATTATACAAACCGAGAACTTCTCCCGGAGGTTATAAAAACAATCGAAGTTGCCGATATAGTGTTTAGAGGAAAGAGGATTGTTAAAAACAAGCTCGTATGCAATTCAGGAGCAATAACAGAAAAAAAACCACAACAAGATGATTATGAAGGTATTTGTCTGGAGCCTGACTCATTTGCGGTAAATGTTTATCATTTATTGCATGCAACACAGGTATTACATATGTCAAGTAATCACGAAACAAAAACACTTGGCAGCGAAATTCTGAATTTTGCATGTGAATATGCAAAAGCTGCTGCCGAAAAAGAATTAGCGCAATAACAATAAATATTCCCTGAATGTTTATTACGGTTTTATCGCCGGGGACTGTTGCAACCTTTATTCGCAGGAGATTATGTTATGACTTTCCTGAAAAATAAGGCATCGTATAAAACTGCCTGCCTCATTGCACAACATGGAGATTCTTATCTTCATATAGCCAACCTGTATTTGCGCAAAGCATATGGGAGATAAATAAATGGAAGAAAAACAACAGAACATAACACATAAAAAAGTAAGAGTGTTGCTAACCATTGAAAATGGCGAAGTAATTTACTCAAAACATCTGTTGGATAATGAATTCGTTGGATGCATGGATACATTTCTGTGGATGGCAAAAAGAGCTGGCTACACAATTATTCCACCAGCAAAGGAGAAAACATTATGAATCATTCAGAGTTCCAACCAGAAGTTACGCCACATGGCATAAAAATTGGCAATACAACCATTGATTATGTTGAGGCCGTACAGCGGCTTAATGATGGTGAATACGATTATCCAAATTCTCACGGTTTAAGAATTATGCAATGTATTGCTGAAGCCGATGATGCCGGATTACTGGGACGATTTTCAGTCGATATGAAGGTTGCTCAATGGCGATGGCTGTATGTGACGACGTTTATAAATGAAGAAGAAGGCAAGAACGGCACCATTGATATCCCTAACGATAACGGAACTACAGATCGCGCGGTTATTTACAAGGGTAAACATGGTTGCCTGAGTATCTACCCTGGACCACTTCGCATTGCCCTGCAAAACCATGTCGAATGGGGATTCATTGAAAAATATGGCGAAGCTGAAGGCATGGGGCGAGTTCTGTTTCTCTATCAAAAAATGCTCATCGCAGATCCTGATAATGGCTTCATTGTCTCTGCTATGGGACGAGAAGGGCTTGAACTTCTTCTGGATGAAATGATTCACGATCTGAATACTCATGGTATGCCAGAAACACCAGTGGCACATTAAATATGTCAAATCAGAATAAAATTAATGTATTTCAGGTTGAATCAAAACATAAAACACCTGTGACAAAACACGTTCGCCGCCATACACGCATCTATACGCCAGGAGAGTTTATGGCAATGCCAATGATAAAGAAGTTTATTCGTGATAATCCCGATCACATTGCTATAGATAAAAATAACGGAGAAATAATGTTATCACGCGAACTTGCCGAAATTTACTGTAACGTGAATAACGGTAAAAAATTGAAAAAGGCAATCCGAAAAAAATCAGGAGTAACAAAATGAATAGCATCGAGACACAATGTTCCTCATCTGAAGTTATGAACTATGACCCAAATCTGACGTCGTGCGGACGCATGGCAAAACAAACTGTTCGATTAACTTTCGGACTATGGGAATACCGCGAAACATTCGAAGTCACTGTCGGTGGCAACCTGACCGGACTCGATGTTATCAGTTGTGCTATTGAAAGTCTGTACGAAACGCTGCCTTATGAAGAAGTCCGGAATGAGCGCACTGGAGGGACGGATATCATGGCCACCATTAATATTGGCGAACTGACATGTCAGGATGAAGACCTGTCCGGAGAGCTCTGGCTTGCCGGGATGCTTATCTCAGCAGAAATTATCAGTATTGAACCCGCTACAAACATACGGCTCTGAAGTTCTCACCATTCAGAGAGCAGGAGAAAAAATGTTCGCTTTGATTAATCAAGGGCAACTGTATACCGACAGTGCCGGTTACCCGATAAAAATTATTCGCTGCATAAACAACACTGTGTTGTACAGAAGAATGGATGGGCGAACACAATCTGTAAAAATAAGCGATTTTAATGAATCGTTTGAACGGATAGATCACCAAGAATACCGACAAATTCTAGCAGAAACAGAGCAGGAAGCTCATCTGAAAAAATTACGAGCCATGAAAAGGAAATAGAGAATGAATAAAGCATTTGAGCTATGGGTACGCCAGCGTTACGGCAATCGCTATGACCTGACGCGAGACGTTGACGGCTTCTACTGTCGTGAAGTTGTGAGGCGAATGCTTGAAGTGTGGTGCCACTGCCGTGGGCTGAATGTTGTATGAGGTGAACTGTGGGGCTGGATTGCGTACCTATATCAACCTACTGCCGCAACGCAGGAGAAACGGTTGATGCCGTTAACAAACGGATACAAAGAGGAATATGGAAAGAAGGGGTACATGTATTAAAAGTCGACGGAGTTAAAGAACGTTGGGTCGACTTAATGGAGATTACAAAATGGGCAAGAAAAAACAAGGATCACTATCTCTCCCTAGAGGAGTAACTATTCGCCAGCATAAAACTGGTAGCACTCTGGTTATCACTTTTACATATAAAGGGGTTCTGTGTCGGGAGCCCCTCTCCAGAATGGAAGTAAACGCGCGCGGTGTGAAGTACGCCGAGCGTCTGCTGGGAGAAATAAAAAATCAGATTATCGATGGTACCTTCGAATATGCCAAATACTTCCCCAACTCCCAAAAGCTGGAGTTGTTCGGGGGAGTGAAAAAAAACAAAAATATAAAATCTTACCTGGATGAATACCTGATTATCTGTCAGAACCGTAACCTGTCACCGTCGACAATTAGAGGTTATGAAAAGTGCCTGTCGGCGCTGTCAGCATTGCATAAATTTCATGTATCAGAACTGACACCTGCAGTACTCAAAAACTGGATCGCCAGCAGAAAAACAAAACTGAAAACGATCCGCAATAATCTTTCATTTCTGCGCAGCGCAATAGATGAAGCGGTGACCGATGGTTTGTTAACAATAAATCCTGTCACGCTAGTCAGCGCCAGCCGGTATCACGTATTGGACAACACACCAGGCAGTGATGATTACGAGGTCGATCCTTTTACACCCGCGGAGACGGCAGCAATCTATGATGCCTGTCATTACCCGGAATGGCGAAATCTGTTTCGTTTTGCCTTTAATACTGGGCTGCGCAGCTCAGAATTGTGCGCGTTGCGCTGGACGGATATAGACTTCATCAGCAACACCGCGCATGTTCAGACTGCAAGCGTAGTCGGGGTAATCAAAAGCACCAAAACAAAAGCCGGCACCCGCAAAGTGCAACTGAACAGCGAAGCGCTGGCGGCTCTTCAGGCACAAAAGCCCTACACGGCGCTAAAGAGCGACTTCATATTCAGCGATCCGAAAACTCGCGCCCCCTGGGCAAACGCAGATGCGATCCGAAAAAAAGCCTGGGTACCAACCCTTAAAAAAGCTGGTGTACGCTATCGCAATCCGTACCAGACACGCCATACGTTCGCCACTCGGCACATTAGCCAGGGCGTTAACCTGTTCTGGCTTGCTGGTCAGATGGGGCATAAAGGACCGGAAATGCTGTTCAGACATTACGGTTCTTACCTTGCAGAATACGATGGAAAAACGGCGATTTCTGCAACCCCGTAACGGCAAAATATTTCAAAATGTTGTACAGAATCAGGACGTTACCGGGACAACAATATGTACGTAAAATGCACATAATGCCTTGCGTGAAAAAATAAATCTTTCATATTCAAAATATTATGTAAATCCCGATCTCGGGTTCAACTCCCGCCAGCTCCACCAAACATTGATACACTAACGTTCAGTGAAGTTCACTAAGCCCGTACAGCACAAGCTCTGCGGGCTTTTTTACGTCTATTGTCATCCAGTGAGAATTGCTGAGAACCACGACTTATGGCACCCTTTTTGGGCCCCAACGGAAAGGGTCCAAAACTTGAGGGAACCAAATGGCAAAACTCGCAAAAAAAACTTACTGATACTGAAATCAAAAATACCAAACCCGGAGATAAGGAAATCAACCTCTTTGACGGAGATAGATTGCGACTATAGTCATCTCACTGAGGTTGTACTTGCTCGCAGCTTCAAAAAATTCTTCTCCCTTTTGCCCTTACATGAGATCACAGATATATCCTGTAATCTTTCCTGACGATATCCCCTCATAGAGAAGCCCGTTTCTTTTCCCGTACTGCCATATATATTCAATCGGATATGTGTCACGCTGTAATGCTATTATTTCTATATTGTTGCCACTCCCTGCGGAACCTCACTGTAGAAATTAAACGCATAATGATTATTATTACCACCATCCCCCTGCTCCATAAACTCCCCAAAGATGATTGTTTTGGCTATTTGATGGTGTTGGCAAATGATAATTGACAATGTTATAGATGATATCTCCAGCACTCTGATAATTTATGGATTATTCATCTCCTGTTCATGCAAAATTTTAATTTTTTTAGCCACTTAAAAATCGCCCATAAATTCTTCTGAATCCCAGTAGTGGTAAGTGATGTAACACATCCATTCAAACTTGTGATACATCTCAAAAAATTGGTTGGCCAAAATCGCTATTTATAGAAGAGGCGCTCATGAGGCGTGCTCTTTTTTAAAGCGAGGAAATACCAATGAAAGAGAATAAAATACAGAAAATCAGTAACAAACTGATTAACATCGTTGTTTTCGTTGCAGTTGTTGAATACGCCTATTTATTTCTCCATTTCTATTAA